GCCGCCTTTTAAAAGATTAACAACCGCATCCGCTACTGAAATAATTCCATCAAGCCATTCTCCGATTCGACTTGTAATCTCACCGGCCGTCGGTCCTAAAGCAAGAATCAAACTTCCAACATCACCAAGCAAATTAATAATCCCACTCAACATCTGGCTTGCTTTATCAAAAGAAGCAAGTGCCTCCTCTGAAAAATAAAACTTTCCATCATCATCGTATGCACCGAAAAGTTCCGTGAACTCAACAAATAGATCTTTTGCTTTTTCTATTCCTACTTGAATTTTTACGATCGTAAGCAAAACCCCAGTATCTTCTGGAGCGTTACCTTGCCCATTAATTGCATCCGCAAATTGATTTGACCAATTACGTACTTTCGTCAAACCTGCTTCCAATGATTGAAAAAGTGGATTCATAACGAATCCACCCATTGACATAAAGTTATCTTTAATGGTTGAAAGAAGTCCAAGCATCCGATCCGACATTTTCTGCGACATACCAGCAAATTTATCATTCATGCCTTCCGTTAAGGCACTGATTGCTGTGTCTGCATCAATACCGGCATCCCCGATGTTTTTCACTTGATCTGCAGTTAAATGCAGCTTATCTGCCAAAATTGTATAAGCTGGAATGCCCGCCTCTGTCAGCTGCAGAAGTTCATCACCCATAACGCGACCTTTAGCTTTAATTTGGCCAAGTGCGAGCGTGATTCGCTGAACACCTTCTGTACCAAGTCCAAGACCAGCAGACGCATCACCAATAGATCGCAAAAGTTTTAAGGACGTTTCCGCATCAAAACCAAAAGCCAGAAGCTTTTTCCCGGCGTCGGTTACACCGGGAAGATCAAATGGTGTATCCGCGGCAATCTTCTTTAGATCTCCAAGATACTGTTGCGCTAATTGCGTACTACCCAAAAACACTTCAAAAGCCGCTTCATTGTTTTCAAGACTTGCGTTGTATTTCAAAATGGAACCAACTGTTCCATCAATCGCTGCTTTCAGCATATTCAGCCCCGCATAGGCTCCTGTGACAATCATGCCAAGATTTGCTAACTTTGAGGAAAAGCCGCCAACAGCCTGCGAACTTTTTTCCGAAGATTCTTTTGTCCCTTTGATTGCATTAACAACCTGTTGCAGCTTTTCAACAAAGCCTTCGTTTTCCGCAGTAATGTGAACTTGAATATCTGGCATGCATTATCACTCTCCTATCCGGCGCATTTTCTGCAGCATCGTTGCAATTTTGTCATAGTCACCAAAAGCACCGCCAATGCCGGCAACCACCCCTTCAATAAAATCTGCCTGTTCAAACATTTCTTCCGCAATAATTTTCTCATAAAACAATTTAACTTCCGGCATGCTGTATTCATGTAAAATCACATTTTTCGTATGACCGTGCGAAATTAATTTTTGTAATACTTCATAGGGAGTTACTTCTCTTGTTTTTTGCTCGGACTCTTCATCAACGGAGCCAAGCGTTTGTCGAAAAAAGTTTTATTTACCTCATAAACCGCCTTTGACAGTTTATACATGTCGTCCACCATCAACGCCTTAACCTCATCGATCGGCAGTGCTGTACTGGCTGAAACCATTTCCGACAGTGCTTGAATAATATCTGCCGGATTTTGTACACCATTGATAAAATCAGCGACCGCCATCAATTGCTGTGAAATACCAACCTCTTCTTTTGCTTCTTCCGTATCTGCTTTCTTTTTCAACGTTTTAAGCACAGCATTGAGTGAATCTACGTTTTCCACAATCGCTTTCATAAGTACTGCCAACGGTTTTGCCACGAGAATTGCTCCAGCCCAAGAATATGGATGAACCATGATATCTTTCCCATTAACCGGAATTTTTTCTTGTGCAAAAAGAATTTCGGATTCCGTTTGTTTACTTGCCATACGATTTCCCCCTTAGTAATAGAAATACACCGCCTCGAAAGGCGGCACTTTTATGCATTCGTAATTTTAAAGAAAGGTTCGTCGGGATGATTGATCCGATCCGCTAAAATCGTCATTTCCACAGTAAATGCACCCCAATCGTCGCCAATTAACCCGATGTCTCCACTCGGCGAAACTAATACATGCCAAAATTCACCTACGTAGGAACGCCCCATCGCTGGATCGCCGATAAAGAGCAAATCTCCTTCAATTTTCTTGATCATTCCGCCCATGATTTTTGGATACAGTCCTTCCGGTACGGTATAACTTACCTTTACTTTTGCACCTTCGGGAATACTGGATGTTTCTGGAATGGGAATAATCCCTGCACGCAGCTGTGATTTATCCAAGATATAGTCCGTGCCAGCCACATAAGACGCTCCCGCTGCCGTTGCTTTAATTTCATAAATTTCACCAACGACTAAATCTTGTCCGCTTACACCAGGAGTAAACGCAATTTTTACACCTTCACCCAACGTTTGCGCCAAACCAGTTATCGGAGTTGATACACTCAATGTACCACCCAAGCCTTTCTGCCAGGTGAACTCTCCATCTGTAATGACGCCTTGCACTGCATTTGCTTTCGTAATTGTGACAAAATATGACCCGGATACCGCCCCCGAAAAAGAACCGCTTGCTGTCACTTTTGCAGTGCCTGGTGTTCCAACGACTGCATAGGAAGCTGCTGTTCCTATACTTGCTGGTAATGCTGTGACGGGTGCAATAACAACATCTTGAATATTTTTATAAGGAATGGAAATTGGTGCTTCTGGCGTAACAATATAGACTTCATTCGAAATCGTTTTTGCTTCTTGTTTTTCAACACCTTCTTCACCATATAAACCTAATGCTAAATTATAGGGCGTAATTTCGTTGAGTTCGAGTGTAAGTTTATACATCCGTGACTTGACTGCTTCTCCATACAGCTCTTTTCCTTCATCCATGGAACTGAATTTTTGAATTTTTTCTATGGTCGGAGTTATATTAAATTTGGGTACGTTGCCTAAATTTCGTAACACCGTAGGTGCTCCATTTAGCCAGCGCCGAAAATATGGTTTACCTGCACCAAGCATTAAATTGGTTGCTGATGGTGAATTGGCAAATCTTTGTAAATCAAAATTAAAATTCATTAACGATTCCTCCATTCTATTTTTACAACGATACGTGATATTGAAGTTGGTCGATTGATATCTCCATCCGAAATAATGTCTGTTATAACAACTTTCGACGCAATCCCAAATTCACTTAAAACCTGCTCTGGCCATTCTTTGATTGCGCAAAGTACTTTATTTTGGTAAATATCTTGCAGATCGTAAGCTTGTGCCGGATCTGAACTATTACATTTCAAAGCAATATCAACCCATAGCTTAACATTGCTGGTTATAGGATTTTGAATGAAAATATCTGTTTCATCATCCCATGTAATTTCCATACTCGGATATTTTTTCCCAGTACCTTTTGTCCCTGGATAAATTGAAAGACCCTCTTCGATAATTTGTGTATTCAAAAAGGCCGCTAGACTTTTCGCCAGCGGCCACCACATTGTTATTCTGTTATCCATACTTACCCTCGATATACTGGAGCAGACATGGGGAAGGTTCTACGGCTTGCTGATTTTCCACCCGTAAATGTGTCAGCTGTAATCTGCGCTTCAAGTCGATTGACCTCAGACGCATATACCCGACGTTTCAACTCATAGGAATCTGCCCCCTCTGCTGTTCCGGTTGTATTCATCATAGATTGTTTTTTCGCTGTTTCCATGAGTGCATAGGATTCCGCAAGTTCAGCGATTTTAAAAGGGGTCGGATCGAGTATTTCATCCATATCAACATTCAGACTTTCTGCTAAATCCTCAATATACTTGCTAGATTTTGCAATATGCTTTTGTAAAATACAATCTTTCAGCATTTCATCATCTACTGTGCCCGCATCAAAATAAACACGACCAAGATATTTTTCTTCATCTGCCATTAAAGCCCCGCCTCCTTTGTTGCCTTATCAATATGCCTGGCAAATATTGCATTGATTTCTATACGGCTGCGCTCTGCCGCTTCGTAAAGGAATTCATCTTTTTTTGTTCCTGGATGATGCACTTTTTTAGCAAAAATGAATTTACCGCCCGCACCAGCCCACCGAAGTGATTGTTTATTTTTCGGAACGATATGATGTGGACTCGTACCCTGATGTACCCATTTTCCATAAGGTGCCACGGCTGAATCAATCTCAATAACCCCTTCGCACTTACTGCCGTCCACATGATAATCAATTGCCCGTTCTAACATTCCTGTCCTTGCTCTAAATTTATGTTTTTCTCTAGCACCTTGCTGCACAAGTCGGCAAGATTCTAAAAGGGCTCGCCGCATTTCTTCAGCAGTGCTATCGGGAGCACGTTCCATGGCGCGCAATACGGCTGCCGCATCAAACTGAATTTTAAGGTCCATAATCAGCCAACCTTTGCAATAAATACGCTGTCGATGGCTTCAAAAGACGGTAATACAATTTCAGATACAATCGTCTGTGTATTGACTGGATGCGGTTCTTTGATTGTTGTCACCGCAATACCTGTATTAACGATACTGGTCTCTGCTACCGATTGCCCACTCATCAAGTCAGCTTCCTCTGGTGTAGTACCATAATAAGACTTGCCAAGATTTCCATCTGGCATTAATGTAAAATAATTATCCGGATAGAACTGTTCACCAGCACCACCGACTTCCATCGCAAATTTCTTGTTGTATACGGAAACTTTCAAGCCAAGTTTTTCTGAAATATAGGATTTCAGCATACTATCGGTCATGATGATATTTTGCCCGCCAATCGGATTCATATCTAAACGGATTTTCTTATTTTTAAGCAGATATCCCCAAGTTTTACGTGTGCAAAGACCGAGTGATGGACGATTCCCTGTATCCGTTTCCACTTGATCCTGCCATCCTTGAATCAGTTCAACAGCATCTGCATTTTCTGTATCTGAAAATTTATCCGTACCGGTAAGTGCTGCCCGGTGTTTATTAGGAAATTTGTAATCATAAGAATAACCCTGACCATCTTTCCCCACGACTTGAATTTTCCCCATAGACAAAAGCTGCATTCTCATGCGCTCAGCCACGACATCTGCACCATCGATAAGATTTTGCGCATCGTTATAAATTTTCTTAATAATCGGCTCTACGATAGCCCTGTTCATCCCCGCTAGAACCTTTAAAAGTTCCATGCGCTCTTTTTCACCAATCCTAAAACTTTCACGAAAGAACGGCATTTCTGTTTCGATTTTTGCAAGTCCAATACGTTCTCTAACTGGGGCTTTGGCATCAAATGCACTTGGTGCCAAAGATACCGCTAACCCATTAAATCCACGAATCCATGAAAGATCTAGCCCCACTTGTTTTTCTGCTGGAAAAAGTAAGCTCCCAAGATACGGAATCTTATTGCTTGGATTTTCTATATAATATGTGCTGATCAGCGGCGCCGCAACTAAATCAAAAATTGTTTTTGGCATATAAATATCCTCCTCTTATCCTAAAAATGTAATTTGTTTGAGAGCCGCAATATCTGCGGCACTCGGTGGTACCGGAATCTTATTAACATCAATATAGCCATGAATGATCATCGCGCCTAAAGCGGATCCATACGTAACGTCGGTGTCATTCATCAAAACGCCCTCTGCGCTGCCACCGGCCCCAGCCGTACCACCATTCAGGGCAGTAGCCACAAGAGCTCCAACAATGCCCGCGCCAGTATTGCCTTTTGCAGGTTTCACATCAATCAGTTTACGTGCCACTGCATCATCCATGATCGCACCAATCACATCATTTGCAGTCGTAATGATTGCTTTACTATCATCGGTTGCAAGATTAACGGTAATTGTTTTATCTGTAACGGCAATCGCTAAAGTCTGATCGGCTGCTGCCGGATCTAAAAGAGCCACTTTGATAGCATTTCCTGGCGTTCCTTCTGCCTTTGCTGTAAATAGCAAATTACTGTTTTTAGCTGCAAAAGTAGTTGTAAACGATGCTGCAACAATTCCCAGATTCACATCTGATACCACCTTACTCGAATCAAGCAGTACACCATTACCGCCCACAATCGTACCTGCTGGCACAATTTTATTACCATCTTCATCGGCAATAACTCCCGCATCATCGACCGTTACTGTCATAGCAACGTAGTGATCCGGAAATTTCAAAATCTGCTTCGTTCCTAAATAATTTGTTTGCGTAAATTTCAATTTCTATTCCCCCTTATTCAAAATATCCGGCTAATGCTTTTGCATTGCCTTCTGATTGCTCATTACCTTTTGCCAGAGATTTCACAAAAGCTACATCCGGTGAATCGTCACCAACACCGCCTTTATTGCCTAA